CGCCAGCCGCTACCGGCTGCGTTCAATCCCTCAGTGAGGAGCTCACTCTCATGGCACTTCTCCCCGTTCAGGCGGTCGTTGCGGCTGGCCTGACCCCGACGATGGCTTCGGCGGCGGCCGGCGGCGACAAGGTTCCGTTGGGGTCTGCGAACACGTGGATCGAGGTCGCCAACGGCGGCGGATCCTCCGTCACTGTCACCGTGACCGTGCAGAACAATTCGTACAAGGGTCTGACGCTGCCGAACAGGACCGTGACCGTCGCGGCGTCCGGCTCGGCAAAGATCCCGCTGGACGCCAGTCTCCACGGCGACACGAACAACCAGGCATCGATCGGCTACTCCGGCGTCACCAGCGTGACCGTCGGCGCCTTCCGTATCTGACCCCAGCCTCCAGCCACAACCGCCCCGCTGACGGGGCTTTTGATGCCCCAAGGAGGGTGCAATGAGTGACCTGATCTCCGACGGCAACACCAAGGTGGTGTGGGTGTCGTCCATCGCCAGCATCGCCGCGCCGACCGCTGTCGAGTTGAACGCGGGCCTGGACTGGACGACTCGGCTCACGCCGGACGGCCTGAAGTGCGACCCGACGACCGCTGACGTCAACACAAGTTCGCTGGCCAGCACGTTCGACACCAACCAGCCTGGCAGGCGCTCCTACTCCTGCGAGATCACCTACAAGCGTGGCAGCACGCCCACGGAAGACTCCCCGTACACGACGCTGGTGTACAACACCAGCGGCTATCTGGTGGTGCGCCGTGGTCAGCTGTTTTCCACCAGTTTCGCCACGGGCGACAAGGTGGAGGTGTATCCGGTGACGGCGGGCGAGGTCCAGAACATCGCGCCCGCGGCGAACGAGGTCAGCAAGGCCATGAGCCCGCTGAAGGTGACCTCCGACCCGGCGACGCGGGCGACCGTCGCCTGATGCCTGATATCTCCGAGCTGCTGGAGCAGGCGTCGCCCCGGGAGGCCACCATCCGGGTGTGTCTCTCGGGCGACGCCGGCGCTGAGTTGGAGGCGCTGGAATCCGAGGTGGGGCAGCTGGGGGAGTGGCAGCCCACATCGCTTGGCGAGGCCAATCCGGTGTTCGAACTCCAGGAACGCATCGAAGTGGCTCGGCAGCGGGTGCGGGAGTCTGCGGTCGAGTTCCGGTTCCGGGCGCTCGGGCACCGCGCCTACAGCAACCTGCTGGCAGCCCACCCAGCGCCGGAAGGCTCCAAGGAACCCTACGACGCTGGCACGTTCCTCCCGGCGGTATTGGCGGCCTGCTGCGTCGAGCCGTCGCTGACGCCCGCGCAGGTGGACCGGCTGCTGGACGTCGTCAACGACGGCACGGCGCGGACCCTGTTCGCGGCGGCGCTCGCGGTGAACGAGGAGCCGTCGCCCCTCCCTTTCTCGTAGCCCGCCTCCGCGACAATCGTCTGCCCTACCGGCGGGAGGTGGAGGCGGCGCGCGCGTGGGGCATTCCCCGCAGCATCCTTCTCGGCCGTCCCCAGCCGGGCCCGGGGGAGCCGTTGTGGCTGCCGGAGGACCGCTGGTGGGCGATGGCGCTGATGGAGGCCGAGTCTGGGCTGTGCGGGGACTGCGGGCACCTGCTCGCCGAGACGACGCAGGCCGAGAACGAGTTCGTCTACGACGCGTCGATCACGAAATGCCATGCCTGTCTCGCCGCTGCCCGCCGGGTGGCGACGTACCAGGAGGACGGAGGGAAGACCGAGGGATTGAAGATCTCGGTCTTCCGGAGAGAGGGCTGAGATGGACGGCATCACCGTGACCGGCCTGCAGGGCGTGGTCGACGACCTGGAGATGTTCCCGGGGCGTTTGCTGGTCAACGTCCGCAAGGCCGTGCAGATCACCAGTTTGAAGATCAAGCGAGACGCACAATCGCGCGTGTCTGGCCACCCTCGCTGGGTTCACTATCCGCGCACCATCACCTATGACACCAAGGTCACCGCCGAAGGCATCGAGGGTGAGATCGGGCCGGACAAATCCCTGAGGGGACAGGCACCCTATGGAGCGATCATCGAGTTCGGGACGAGCGTTACCGCCCCCATCCCGCACCTCGGCCCCGCGCTCGACGCGAACGCTGAAGACCTGGTCACCGGCATCGAGATCGCCGTCAACCAGGCCATCACCTAGCACCACAGATCATCAAGGACAGGGACCCCAATGACCACGAGCAGGAAGCCACCCGCACGCCGGGCAGCCAAGCCGCCAGCACTGACGTTCGCCGACGTCCGCGCCAAGATCCAGCGCCCCAGGAGGGTCGTCGAACTCGTCATGGACGCCGAGGCTGCTGCAGAGATAGGCGCCCTTGAGGAGCTCCTCGATAGGGCGCAGCGTCACGACGAGGCGAACGGTACGGAGACCGCCCGAGACGTCGCTAAGCGTCTGCAGGAGCTGGAGGCGCAAGCCGAAGCGTCGCGAGTGCAGTTCACCCTCGAGGCCATCACGCACCGCGCCTACCAGCAGCTCCGTGCTGACCATCCGCCGACGAAGGAGCAGATTGAGGCCGCGGCGAAGCGCGGTGGCGAAGAGGAACCGGCCTTTGATCCGGACAGTTTCGCCCCGGCCCTGGTCGAGGCTCAGCTGATCGAGCCCAAGCCCGCGGACTCGGAAGAGTTCGTGGAGTTTTGGGATGCCCTGTCGGACGGCCAGCTCGGGCAGTTGTGGGGCGCCGCGATCCAGATCCAGTTCCAGACTGGCGAGCTCGGGCCGCCCTCGCAGGCCGCCGCCGACATTCTCCGCTCCTTCGGGATGGCCACCGGCTGACCTACTCGCCGCGCAACAACTGAAGATCGGGGGGATGCCGTGACTGACCGCACCGTCCGTGTCCGGGTCCTCGCCGAACTACCCGGGTACGCCGCGGCTATGCGAGCTGGCGTCGCCTCGACGACGGCGCTCGGCGAGGCCGCGGGTGTATAAGAGACGGCTCTGGCCACGCCCGCGTTCGGGCGGCTCGGTTCCGCTGCCCGCGCTGGCATGGGATCGGTGCGGTCAGGTATCGAATCGGTCCTCGGCCCCGTCCAGCACTTGGGTGCGCTCTTGGCGGGCGGGGCGATCCTGTTCGGCCTGCACGACATCGTGCACATGGGCAACGAATACACGGACAGCATGAACAAGTTCCTCGAGGTCACGCGGGCCTCGGGGGCGCAGATGTCGGCGGCCGGCCGGGAGGCGCAGTCGCTGGGTGCGGACATGAAGCTGCCGTCGGCGAACGCGGCGGAGGCTGCGGACGCCATGGTGGAGCTCGCGAAGGCTGGCCTGTCCGCCGGGGATGCCATCAAGGCTGCCCGCGGCACGATTCAGCTGTCCGCCGCCGCCCGCACGGACGTGTCCACGGCCGCCCGCATCGAGGGCGACATCATGGACCAGTTCGCCCTGAAGAGCACCGAGGCGACGAAGGTCGCGGACACGCTCGCCAACACCTCGAACGCGGCGTCCGGCGAGCTCATGGACATCTACTACGCCATGAAATACGTGGGACCGATCGCCCACAGCGCTGGCATCTCGCTCCAGGACACGGCCACAGCGGTTGGCCTGCTCGGCAAGTCCGGCGTCATCGGTGAGACCGCGGGTACCGCGCTGCGGTCCGCGCTGGTCAACATGTCCAAGCCGACCAAGCAGGCCACCGAGGGTCTGAAGACCCTCGGTATCCAGGCATACGACTCCAACGGGCGCTTCAAGGGCCTGCAGTACGTCATCACCCAGCTCGGCGCGGCATCCGAGCACATGTCGACGCAGCAGTTCATGGCGGCGACGGCGATGGCCTTCGGCAAGCCCGCCATGACCGGGATGATCGCGCTGGCGCATCAGGGTGGCCCGGCATTCCAGCAGTTCAGCCAGCAGGTCGGCCGTGTCGGCGGCGCCGCTGCTCTGGCCGCTGCTGAGAGCAAGGGCTTGGGCGGCGCCATGCGCGGCCTCGGCAAGCAGCTCCAAAGTGCCTTCCTTCAGGTCTACCTCGGTGTTGCGCCGGGCCTGGAAAAGGTCACGCGGTCGATGACGCAGGGTGTCTCCGACGCTATCCCGTACATCAAGAGCGGTATCCGTATCGCAGGTGACCTGTGGGACATCTACGGGCCGACCGTTGAGGCGAAGCTGCGTGCGGCGGCCAGCGGTGTCGAGCGGGCGGCGGAGGAATTCGCTACCCCGCTGAAGACCGCGATCACATCGACGGCCGCCGCGACGATCCCGCTCGCCATCACCTCCGTCCATTCCCTCAGCCAGGTTCTCGGCAACGCTGGTGCAGCCACGCAACCGCTGCTGGGCGGCCTGCACGACATGTTCTCGTCCGTCTCGTCTGGGGCCGGCGCCCTCGGCATACTTACGGGCCGCCTCCAGGTCGGCGTGGGGCTCATCGGTGACATGTCCGGCGTCCTGCGCCCAATCGGCGAGCTGGTGGGTGGCGTCGCGCACGCATTCGCTGCACTGCCGGGCCCGATCCAGCTGTCGGTGCTGTCCATGCTCGCCCTGCGCCCGTTCCGGGGCCAGATCCAGAGCATGCAGCAGTCCGTTGCCAACTTCGGCCGGGCCGGCATCAACGCATTCCGTGGCATCGGCGACGCTGCCTTGTACCAGCGGGTGCAAGCCGCGAACTCCGGTGTGACCCTTGGCCGGTTCGGCGGGGTGATGGCTGAGCTAGAGCGGCGCTCCCCGACAATCGCCGCGATGGGCACCAGCTTCCGTAGCGCCTCGGCCGGGATCCCGTCTCGTCGGCTTCCGCTCTGCTGCTGGCGGCGCGCTCGCGGCCATCGGTACCGGTGCCGGGCGCGGCCTGGTAGGTGCTGTCCGCGGGCTGTGGTCGTTCCTGGGTGGGCCGTGGGGTGTCGCGATCGGCGCAGCGATGGTCGGCCTGGACCTGCTCGCCCAGAAACAGCAGGAAGCCGCGGCAGCTGCGGCGGCCCACCAGCAGCGGATCTCCAGCCTTACCCAGGCGCTGCAGCAGTCCGCCGGAGTGGCGGACGGCAGTGTTCGTGCTGCCGCTGTGCAGACCCTCGCGGACGCGAAGCTGGCGGACGGCAAGACGCAGCTGCTGGACGTGATGCGGCAGGCCCACGTCGGCACCACCGAACTGACGAACGCCTATCTCGGGCAGGGCACGAGCATCGACACTCTGCGCCTGTCTCTTATACACATC